TTGTTCTTCCGTAATGGTCAAACATCATTATCAGGTCGTTCACATTACTTTACAATGTTAGGTACAGAGTTTCAATTTGCACCTAGTCAAAACTCTAGCTATACCATTCAAATTTTATATTATGCTCAACCAACATTTATTTCTACTACAACATCTAGTAACTTGTTCTTAGCATACTACCCAGACGCTTTACTTTATGCAACATTAGCAGAAGCAGAACCGTATCTTATGAATGACCCAAGAGTAGCAACATGGTCAGCATTATACGACAGAGCAATTGCTAATATTCAGAAGAGTGACTTAGGTCAAACATACGCATATACAACATTAAGCGTAACGCCAAGATAAGGAAAATATTATGGCTGAAATGAGTAACTTTTTAGAGAACGCACTTATTAATGCAACTTTAAGAAACACAACATATACATCACCAGCAACAGTTTATGTATCACTATGGACTTCAGACCCTACAGACGCAGGTAGTGGTACAGAAGTATCCGGTGGTTCATACGCTAGAACAGCAGTTACGTTTGGCGCACCTTCTAATGGTGTGACTACAAACAATGCAGACGTTACATTCCCAACAGCAACATCTTCATGGGGAGTGGTAGGCTGGATAGGCATTAATGATGCTGTGACATCAGGTAATCTTTTATATCACTCACCGTTAGATACTTCTAAAGTTATTGACTCAGGTGATATATTTAAAATCATCACAGGTAATCTTTCGGTTACATTGAGTTAAGGATAAAACATGGCTTTAGTCGTTAAAGATAGAGTAAGAGAAACCACTACGACCACAGGCACAGGCACAATTACATTAGGTGGTGCTGCTACAGGCTTTCAGTCATTTTCTGTTATTGGTGATGCTAATACCACTTTCTATACTATTCAGTTAGCCAATACAAATGAGTGGGAAGTAGGTGTAGGAACATACACATCTGCAGGCACTAGCTTATCTCGTGACACTATATTAGAGTCTAGCAATAGTGGTAGTGCAGTTAATTTTAGTGCTGGTACAAAAGATGTCTTTGTTACTTACCCTGCTGAAAAAGCAATTTACTTAGGTAATTTACCTACTAAAATGGTAGTCACAAAAAGAGATACTACTACTGCTGACGTTGCTTTAGCTAATGGTTTTTTACCTGTATTAAACAGAAGTGGCTCAACAATTAATGTTACAGTAAGTTAAGGAAAATTATGGCAACTCGTTATGGATTAGTGCTTAATGGCACAACAATACAAGAATTACAGTCAGGCGATACTATTATTGGCTTAACTTCTAGTACAGCACTTCAAAAAGGTGATGGCTCTACTGGAATTACTGCGGCTTCTGCTGGTACAGACTACGCAGCACCAGGCACAGCAGCTACATTCACAGCATCACAACGTGGCACAGTCACTACAGATAATGATGGTTCATTTGATATGAACGTGACTAATAACTTCTCATGCACACCTACAGCTACATTTGCTCTTACATTTACTAACATTACAGCAGGTCAGTCAGGTTATGTTCTGTTAATTAATACTGGTGGTCATGCAGTTACAGCAGCAGCAACTACTAAAGTAAATACATCATTCTTAACTACAGTATCAGCAGCAGGAACATACTTATTGTCATACTTTACAGATGGCACTAATGTTTATGTAACTACTGGTGGAGCAATGGCTTAATGGCTATTTTAAATAATAGTAACGCCATCTCTACTAGTGGCTATGATATAAATAACTCACTTCGCTTTAGAGCTAGTGCATCTGCTTATTTAAATAGAACGCCAGCAAGTGCTGGAAGTAGAACTACATGGACACTATCTATGTGGGTAAAAAGAGGTGCATTAGGTTCACCAACAAAAGAGTTATTTACAGCATCATCAGGTGGTGAATTTTTCTTTGGTACAGGTGATACTTTATCTTTATATGATAATTCAACTACATACTTAAATACAACACAAGTATTTAGAGACCCTAGTGCTTGGTATCATATTATATTAGCTTGGGATACTACACAGGCTACAAACACAAATAGAATTAAAATGTATGTTAATGGAAGCCAAGTTACTGCATTTAGCACAGCATCTTATCCTGCTCAAAATACAACGTCATCATTTAACAATAATACATTACATAATATTGGACAGTATTTTGGTGGTGGTTCTTATCACTTTGATGGTTACATGACTGAAGTCAATTTCATTGACGGACAAGCCCTAACACCATCATCATTCGGTGAAACAGATACAACAACAGGTTCATGGAAACCTAAAGCCTACACAGGCACTTACGGCACTAACGGCTTCTACCTTAACTTCTCTGACATAGCACAAACAGTAAGCTCTAACGTAGGTTTAGGTAAAGACTTTTCAGGTAACACTAATTATTGGGTAACTAACAATATATATACTGCGTCATCAACTAACATAAACTATGATGCTATGACAGACAGTCCTACGCTAACAAGTGCAACTGTGGCTAATTATGCAACTTGGAATCCGTTAATTAACGGAGATTCTGCCACAAGTGGAAATTTAAATGTAACAAACGATACCGCAAGAGGAACGCAAGAGCTATTAAAATATGATGCGTATTGGGAAATTACCTCAACAGGTGGAACAACAACCGCAGGGGTTGTTTCTGGAACTGGGACTACTAACACAACTACTGTTGCTGATACTAAGACATATGGATTTAGGCTTACTACTACTGGGACTTTAGATTACATAAACATTACAGATGGCGGTTCGTTTACCAACATTACGACAGGATTAACGAGCCAACAATTTCCGTATGCTAGTGCTGCATCAGCAACTACGGGGTCATTTAATGCGGGTCAAAGACCTTTTGCGGCTACCCCTCCATCTGGGTTTAAATCACTAAACACATTTAACCTACCTGATAGCACTATTGTAAAAGGTAATACTGTGATGGATGCAACGCTATATACAGGTACAGGTGCATCTTTATCAGTAACTAATGCAGGTGCATTTAAACCTGACTTTGTATGGGTAAAAGGTAGAAGTGGTGCTACAGACCATGCTTTATATGATTCTGTAAGAGGAACTACTATAGACTTGGTATCTAATTCTACAGCAGCAGAAACTACACAAGCACAAGGATTAACTGCTTTTGGCACAAGTGGATTTACTGTAGGCACATTAGCTAAAATGAATACATCTGCCGCTACTTATGTAGGTTGGCAATGGCAAGCTGGTCAAGGCTCAACATCATCTAACACGAGTGGCACTATCACGAGTACTGTATCTGTAAATGCAACTGCTGGGTTTAGTGTGGTGATTTATACAGGAACAGGTGCTAATGCTACAGTAGGACATGGTTTGGGTGTTGCACCAAAGATGATTATTGTTAAAAACCGAGATGCAGCAGACGCATGGCAGGTTTATCACGCTGCAAATACCGCAAACCCTGAAACAGATTATCTTGTGTTAAATACAACAGCCGCTACAGCAGATGCAGCAGACAGATGGAATGATACCTTACCTACTTCAACTGTGTTTTCTATTGGCAACGGAGTAGAAGTTAATACCAACACAGAAAAATATGTAGCCTATTGCTGGGCAGAAATAGCAGGGTTTAGTAAGTTTGGTTCTTACACAGGTAATGGTTCTACAGATGGTCCATTTGTATATACAGGATTTAGACCTAAATTTATAATAATGAAAAATTCAAGTGCGGTTTTTAGTTGGTATAACTTTGATACTGCTAGACTTGGATATAACGATAGAAACGACCAACTTTATCCAAATTTATCTAATGCTGAAGACTCATCATCTGGAAATCAAACTATAGATATTCTTTCTAACGGATTTAAAATTAGAAATTCCACAAGTAATAATAATGGAAATGGAAATACTATAATTTACGCAGCCTTTGCAGAAAACCCATTTAAGAATAGTAACGCAAGATAACAGGAGTAACAAATGTTTTTACTAAACGGTAACAGACTTCCAGAAGGCACATCCTTCTATGACGCTAATGGAGTTCAATATGGCTCTGGTTGGCTTAACCAAGCTACAGAAGCACAGAAACTAGCTATTGGCATTACATGGGTAGCAGACCCAGCACCT